CCGACCAGTCCACGCGTTCTTAGGAACGCACCTCAGCAAGTCGTAATCGCACACGGATAGTGCTAGCGTGACCTCTTTGATTCCCGCATCGTAATCATGGCCGTAAGCCCACCCGGGCATCAGCGACATGACGGTACGGGCCAGAGGTAACGCAGACCTGCTTACTTCGGGTGTACCCGAGAGCTTTCCATATACGCTAGCGTCTTTTCGAGCTAGTCGAGTGGTCGCACCCGGGCCGAACCTCAACCCTCCCAACCATTGCTCCCACGAGAAGGGGCCTAAGATCTCCATTGCTTTACACGCCGCAACATGAAGTATGCGCGACGCGCGACTGTTTTCAGCCGAATAGGAGAGCAGGCGATCGTTCGTGGAAGCGTTTACAGCCTCGTCCTCAAAAAACGAGTTAAACGCGGCTGCGGTTGTGTCAACTCCCAGGTCGAAACCTGGGTACTTCCTAACTAACTCTTTTACGAGGTAGCAATCTCGAAACCTAAGTTCCGAAGTTTCCGTGGAAGGTAGGGGCAGTCTCGTGACGTATGCGGGGTCCACGGCGCCACCTCTTTCGAGGGGGACGTCGAGGGCTTTTGCGACGCGCACGATAAGCTCCATAGCGTTGACAGGAGAACAACGGCCAGAACGGTCAATAGTTTTGCCCATGAGATAAAACTCCACTGGGTGAAAGGTTGGGCCAGGATGGCACCAACCGTCTTGCGTGCGGCTTGGACGATCTGCTGGTACAACAACTCAGGTATCACCTGAGCTACCAGACAAACTCGCCCTTGTCGATGGCGTCAGCCACAGGACCGACGAGGAGCACGTTGCTCCCCATCACACGGAGGTTCTTCGCATCCTGCTCGTCCCAGGTCTTGGGAACGATACAGGTGACGCGGAAGGTTCCGTAGTCCGCCACGCGGGAGACCGTAACGCCGTTGATGGTTTCGTCCAGCACACGGGGTACGAGCAAGACAATCTCTGTCTTCTGCAGACCCTTGGGCTCCGCCACCTTGAGGGTAGCGGTTTCCCGGCCTTCCGCAAAAGTCACGGCGTAGTTCTGATACTTTGCCGTGTCACCGGACACCCCGCGAGGGGAGAAGGTGTGCGAGACTGGAGTGGATTCGCCGTCAGCGACGACTAGGGGTACATTGTCAGCCATTAGGATTTTCCTGATGAGCTAGTTTAAGGGAGGTAA